CGGCCCTTGTAGAATAGGCCGCATGCAGGATAGTCACCAGCCGTTACCTTTTTTATCGTACCTGTTGCCGTTGAAGCGGTGAAGGTCGTGGTATCAATGTCAAACGTGAAGGTGTTGGCCCCTGTAACAGTCACGCGCACGGTGTAGCTATTGATCTGTGTCATTCCGCCTTGGCCAGTGATTGTCACGCGGTCGCCGGTGGCAAGACCATGTGGGGCTGCAGTGGTGAGTGTAGGGACGGCCGCCTGCGTGATAGCCGCAATATTTACTGTCGCTGCATAGGTGGTAGGGAACGGATCATTGAGTCGCGCGAATGTATTGAAGGTGAATGCATTAGCAGCGGTGCGGATCAGCTTGCGTGGTTCACAGTCGGTCGGAGTGCTACCTGCCAGCGTCACGACCATAACATCATTGTTCTGGGTGTAGTCTAGATTATGACACTGATCTAGGGTATAAGGCGTTGCCACCTCAAGGGGTGTTGCACCGCCATTCAATACCCAGCCAAATACGCCATTAGTATCGAAGGCGAGGAAGCGGATTTTATTTGCGTAGAAAACACACAAATAATTCTGCGTGTTACCAAACTTGAATTCGATGAACTCACAATCCTGAAAGGCCACCTGAGATAGGAAGCCGGTGCTGTAGATTGCATTGCCTTTGAAGTTCGAGATAAAGTTCTCGAAGATATCCATGCAGGTATTGTAGATTGGTAGGTCAAACCGGCCCATTAGGTCGTGGTCGCCCTTACCCTTTACGAAATTACCGTATGTGGTAACGATTTTAGCCATTAGCGTTTACCATCGTGTAGAGGAGGATTGCTGTAGCGTGCTTGGCGGAACTTTGAGGTGCTCTTGCGGATAGGCTTATTCTCCTGCCCGTTGAGGCCCGTGACATTGGCTGCATCCATCTGGGCATCCTTCATAGCCATGCTCTTCTTATTCGGGTCCTGCGTGACACTCAGGGCCGTGCGCTTGCCTAGCTCGCTGGCAAAGTAGATCACGAAGTCAGCGGTGTACGCCGATACGTCGGTGATATCCTGTACAATACGCAGGTATGCGCCTGCCGATACGTCAATGTTTGTGTAGATGGTGTTGCCCTCAACGATGTAGTTCTTTCCTTCTATCGCATCGATTGCACCAATTCCGAGAACTTTAAGGCAAGTGTTAGGGTATTCAATCGCGTAGGCATATTCATTAGCATAAGCAGTAGGTACAGTCTTGGTGGATGCTACAATGCGAGTAAGAGCAAAGTTCGGCATCATGGTCTTAATGCAATACTGGCGTACTACGTCATACCACTGAGCGAGCGTTACCTCCTTGTCAGTCTTCGGAGTATCGATATTCATGATTGTGTTGCGATTACCAACGCCGCTAATTGATAGATTACAAATCTGAACCTTGCTTGTCACCGCACTCATAAATATATCCTCCTCCTTATTACAAAAACGGGCGACGGTATTTTACTCCGCCGCCCGCCCACTGAAGCATTACCCTTACGGGTATTACATCAAGCCCTTAACGGGTAGTACCTTCTTCAATCTCGATATCAAGATCGATTGTGCCGCCCGCAGTATTTTGTTGCGGGAAGGTGAGCACGAGGAATACACCGCCAGATGGTTCATAGTCTGCACCTAGGGAGAGCAAATCACGAATTGCCTTGGTGTTATCCAGCGAGCTGTTCTTCGAGGTGAGCAAGTCACTGAAGACAGTAACGGCCGAAGCCAGCGATACGCCTGACCATAACTCGTTACCACCACTAGCCTTTACTACTGCGAGGCCAGCTTGCGATGCAAGGTTGTCCTTTGAGTAGTAGAAGCCAAGGTTTGCGCCGGTGACGCTGGTAATGGCTGGAAGTGCATTAGAATAAATACGCGAAATGCGCTCATCCATTGTCAGTGGGCCAGCAAGAACATACTGATCACCAGCAACACCCGTACCGGGAATCACCTGCTTAAAGTTTACTTTGCGCATCTTTTTACCCACGCTGTACATTGGACCACGTGTAAAAGCTGCACGACCTACTCCTAAATAAAGTGTCATAGCTTAGTTTCCTTATGATTAAGTGTTGCTGAATGGAGTGACCTGAATGCCAGACCCGACACTCTTTACCTCAGTAGCCCATATGCCCGGTGCAACGTCGCGCAGGTTTATAACCGTGCCGATGATGCCGCCTTGCGTTGTGCCATTGAGGGTAATGGTGTTCGTATTCGCAGCACTTGCAAAGGAGCCGGGCGTTCCACCAGCCATAGTTGCAATGCCTTGAAACAACGAGGTACTAGCTGCCTTGATGACCTTATTGCCTGAAGCAGTAACACCAATGAAGATGTTGTACTGGCCGCTTTTGCCAGTAGCCGCAGGAATGTTGATCGTCTGAGCTCCTGCGATTGAAGTCCTCAGGTACTGAATACCCTGAGTAATCGCTCGCAGTGTGGACGTTGCTGCCGATACAATCGACACCAATGATTCAAGCCTTTGTAGGCGTTCTTGCTTTGTTTTACTCATAGCAAGGCCCTCCCTTAAATGGTGGTGGTGAGAGCAACTACTTTTGCGCCTTCATTGCGCATGCAGTTGAGCCACAAGTCGATAGTGATATCAACCGAGTTCACCTTGCCATTTGCAGGAACCACGCTCATGTCACCGATCTCCATCGAAATAGAGAGGGCTTCAGGAGCCAAGCATACGCAAGTACGTTGCGTGCTGGTTTCAGGCAAATAAGGCATTGCAATTGTGCCGCCACCAGTAGACGAACCAGCGAATACAGCTACCTGATAGATGCCTGCTTCTTTCATCACGCCAGCAAGATCAACCGTAGATTTGATATAATCCTGATTGATGAACTGATCTTCGCCCATGAGATCGGTATTTTCTGTACCAGTGATACAGAGAGTAGCTCCTTTAAAGCCACCAGCACCTTCTTGTGGAAGTTCGTTATTGATGTAGGTTTGAGTGATTGCTTGAACGATCTCGTAGGTAAAGCCACCCGTCGCATCAATCGTGATAACACCATCAGTAGCAGCTGAGATGCTCGATGGAGCGGTATCAGGACCACCGACAAGAACCGTACCAACAGATGCAGCAAGTGCTACACGGTCGATCTGACGCTCTTTTGCGTTGTCAAGCTGGATGAGGATATCCGACGTAGGATCTTTCAGAAGCTCATTGATATCAAACTTCTTATCGATCTGAATCGTTTTGGTAAAGCGGCGTTTGCTGAATAAACGGTTATCGGTCGAGTAATCACCGTATTGTTTATCAGGATTGCGGCTGTTTACTTCCGACAATTCAATGCGACCAATACGCGCAAGGTTGTTGATCTTACCACCAGATGGCAAGAACTTCATTGCGCTAGTTGCTACGAGTTTAGATTTGGTTTGTTGTGCGAGAGCATAAAAGCTGTCCTGAAAGTTCAGGCGCGCAGCTTGGTCAATGCTCGGGCTGGTAGTGTATGAGATGCTCATAAAAGCTTCCTTCACAAAATGGTTAAAAATGATCTAACTTGGTGTGAAGGTGTCCCGATAGACGGGGCTTCTAGCCTTATTGGGTGGCTTAGGCCGCATCCGGGCTCCCATACAGGAGGTGTCCGTTACTGATGAACATACTAAATATTGCGTTTGTTGTAAATAGAATAAAAAAAACCCCTCGCTAAATTAGCGAGGGGCAAGTTACCACTGCAGGAGCGGTGGATTCTTATGCGCGCTTGGCCTGAGGATAGAGCTTATTATAAAGCGCAGTGTAGCTTGTGCCCTCAGTGTAGTGAATATTCTTCGATGTGGCGATAGCACGGAGCTGATCAATACTGAGACGGCCGTTGCCCGTTGAAGGAGGAGCAACCTTATCATGCTTCTCAACAAGGGCCTCAATCTCAAGGCTACGCTCTACATCAACAGCACCATTGGCATCACGGCGGATCTTGCCATCAACAACAATCTGTGGGTAGTTTGAGGGCTTGAAGCCACCGCGCCGCCAGTCAAGAGGTACATCTTCCATCTCTTTCGTGCGTGGGTTCTCAACTGATTCAGTCCAGCCTAGCACCTTGTTGGCATACTCAACGAAGGCAACGCGGCGTGCGTTCACCGGTGAGCCAACCTTGTACAAAGGAACTTGAATAAGGTCCTTCGCAGCAGCAAGGTCTTGCAGCTCCTCGAAGTTCATCTCCATGATATCCTTGCCAACATAGCTCAGTTGCTTGCCATAGTTTGGATCATCCTTTTCCACATCATCAATCGAATCAATGAACACCTCACGGATACGCTGAATGTGTTTGTACTTAGGCTCATCCGTCAGAGTACCATCACGCTCTTTCTTGCGTTCTTGTGATATCCAGATACGGGCATAACGACGGCGTACCATTTGCTCAGCCTTCTCATAATCGAGGGGCGGGATATAGCCGATGACGTTATCAAAGCCGATGATCTCTTTTGTTGCAGTCTTGAAGCTGCCTGAAATAACAACTTTTAGGAGTGTGGATTTGCTTGACATAAACTAAGCCTTTCTAACGATACGAGGATCGTTCTTATATGTTTCATTGCGGATATCAATCCATTTCTGCCGTTCTGCCTGCGTGTGCGGGCGTGTCATCAGCTTAGCTAGTTCGGCTGTAGCATTGGCACGAATAGCGTTGATGTCGGTAGGCTGGGCTGGAGCAGTGCCTGCGAGAATATGTGCTGCTGATTCCTTAATACCATACTCAGCGCGTACAGTCTCCACAGCCTTCAAGACATTGCCGAAGGTCTTATATATCAGCGATATGTAAGTGTTCGGCAGGTTGTCCATGAGCTGGTTATCCTCAGGGCCCATGATCTTGGTCAGAGCATTCTTGGTTGCACCGGTAATGGATTCCCATTTATCACCAAATGCAGCAGTCATGGTCTCCTTGATCGTCTCAGGATTGTATTGCTCAGCAAGAACTTGGCTCTCGTAAGCCTGATAGTCCTTGATGATGTTATTGGCTACATACTCAGGTACGCCGTTCTTCAGCAGTGAATCACCCATGCCAGCCTTGAGAGCTGGATCGACGGTATCACCAAACTGATATGCTTCTACACCATTGGCAGGGCGTGTGAGCTTGAAATACTCCTCACGCTCTGTATCGGTAGCGGTAGCAAGATCAGGCACAACAATCTTCTTACCGACTGCGGTATTGAGGTTATCAAGCTGCTTGTAGAGATCAGCCTCGCTCTTGATCTTAGATGCCCAAGGCTTGTCTTTCCATTCATCAGGAAGCTTGTACTCGACAGGCTCTGGTGTAGGAGTCGTAGTGGCAGGTGTCTCGCCCTCTGTCGGCGCAGTAGCTGCAGTCGAGGGCTCGGGGTTTGGGTTTGGTATTGTCTCCACTGATGGGGCTGCAGCGGCTGCGGGTGCAGGTGTCGCTGATGCCCCGGTGTCCGTGGTATCCACGGGCGGGGTAGCTTCAGTCATATTATATCCTTTTGGTTGAATATGGTTGTTTTATGCTAAAAATACATATTGAGGGTTTCTGCGGCCTAAATGCCAATTGCTTACCGGGCAGATACCCTTATCCGGTTGTAGAACTCTTATTCGATATCCTTGCGCAGTTCCTTATCGAGGAATGGGCGAATGAACTCGAGATAAAACGCTTGTGCGCCTTCAGTCTTGAGTAAACGCTCAGCACCTTGGCCCTTCTTTGGGGAGAATAATCCATTGTGGCGCAGCATGGTACGCAGGAACATTGCTCCATCCTTGCTGGAAGCTATACGTGCAAGGGATGCTTTCCACTCTCCCTCTTGCTCAAGGCGGAACTCTGCCTGCTCATCTTTGGCGTTGAGACGCTTGAGCATATCCTGCCCAGCGCGCACTTGGTTCATCAATGGGTGGCCGGTATCGATGAAGCTATCATCGACTGGTTTCTTAGGCGGAGCCATTTGCTACCTCTTGAGCTTCAGCAGTATTCTTCGCAGCTGAGGCATTATCCTTGCGCGCAGCAGCACCAGCACCAGCCATCTGGTATTGCATGGCAACACGGTTCTCAGCGGCTACCTTATTGATGATGCCCTTAAATTCATTGTCAGTAACAAGGAGCTGGTTCTGAGGCTTCAGTGCGCTATTGATGGCATTGAGCAGCTCTTTCCATTTGATGGCTTCTACAATAGGTGGATACAGCGCAGCAATGGCACTAATAGCCTGCAGCATATGCATGAGAGCTTCAAGCTGTTCAGCGCGTGCAAGCTTCTCCAATTCGTTATTAAAGCGCAGCTCATACCATGGTCTTCCGCTTTGCATTACCTGTAAAACTTCATCAGGAATGATACGCTCTATTTTATTAATGGCTCTTAATTTCATGGCGCGCTGAGGTTCAGCCTTAGGATCGACCCCTAAAGCACCTGCATCAAGGCAGATAGAAATGCCTCTACGGCAGTCAGGAATTAGCCGTTCGTTCTTCTGCATGCCAAGCATACCACTGAGGGCCTTACCACGAATTGAATACCGTTGCAGGGCCTCGGTTGCGGTCATTTCGGTGGTATTGCTGAAGTCAAGCAGCATATCCAGTTTGAAGGCCGTAACAATCTTGCCATTGAGGTATGGGAGTAGGAATTTGATAATGCCAGAAGGATCACCTACTTCATGAATTGGGAATACTGGAAGCTGGCTACCTGCCATCTGCGTAGAGTTGAAGACCGTGAGGCCATCTGGTGAAGTGTCAAGCACGCTATCGCCAAATATGCTGTTACCAAATACCCCAAGAGCTGGTTGCGCCATCTTTTCGAGGATCTCACCGGTAACGGCAAAGGCAAAATTGGTATACCGAATAGAGCTAAGCAGTAAAGTTCCAGATGACCTCCCATAAACTTCACCCCTTACTTTGATCATGCGTGTCCAGTTAATTGGACGCTCCTTGAAGCTTTCACGGAAGAAAGGCTTGCAGGCCTCTTGATCCATAAACCAGAAACCCTCATAGCGCGCACCATTTTTACCCTTTAAACGTGGGTCCCAATGCTTACGGGGCTTCCATAGGAATACAATATCAAACTCTTTCATGAAGTCTTTAGCTGCATAAGCCTCTTGAACGCCCTTAGGCATCTCAAGAAGAAGCTTGGGGTCTACATCGCCATTAGGGCAGCAGAACTCTCCTATGATACGTTCAGCGGTCCAGTGATAGGTAGCACTACCAATATCACATGATCCACTCTTTCCCTCAGCCACGCGGGTGTTATCAATACCATACTGGCGAGCTATCATGCAGTTTTGTTCTACACCTGTGGCATATGCCTGATTTTTGAATAACCCAATACCAGAGTTCCCAAAGCTAAATTGGTCATATGCGTACGGACGCAGTGCAGTCATGTACCCACAATCTGGGTGATTGATCTGGTAAAGGAAGCGTGATGAGGCGTATGCGTACCACGGAGCAAGGAGCTGTTCGTCAATAAGCTCCTTCACATCGTCGCTTGGCACGATTTCAACTACATTATCACCAGTACCCCATATAATGCCAAGCAGATAGTCACCGGCCTGATTAACGCTGATAGGGGTAGTAGGGTCATCTACATACTCATCGAGCTGAGTGTCCTTAGATTTATTGTTTGTCCATAGGTAATCAGGATCTACGGTGATACCAGTCACAGCACTGATACTATCCCAAAGGGGCTTATAACGCTCGCCATTTGTTTTTAGCGAGGAGTATATCTGCCTGATTTCAGTGGCCTCATCCATCATAGCGGTTAATTCCCAAAGAGGTTGCCGCTACCACCTACTTGTCCGGGCTGCAATTGAGCTCCGGCAGTACCGGCAGCAGATTCGATAAGGGCTGTACGAGCGCGTTTGTTTTTAGCGGCTTCCTCGTCAATCATCGTATCAGCAGGTGCTGTATTGGTTTTGGGGGCATCTACACCACCAAACAAACTGCCAACGGCCTTTGCAATTGCTCCCATAGGGTTCCCCTTATCGTTTTCGATTTGATCCTGATCTACGTTGTACCATACCATTACTTGATTGTGAAGCCGTGTTTTTGCCTAGATAGCGACAACCGAATACAGTCATCATTAATGAATCTAGCTCATCCGGTGAGAAACCTTCGCGCTGCTTGTAAT